CTAATTTAAAATAGCATTGAGACTTTAGATTATCAAAGTTTTCCTTTTGTCTTGTTACAGGGTTTACTAATGGAGAACTATTATTGACAAAGCCTTTGCACCTAAGAATATCTACTACTCCACCTCCTACTCCATCCTCATCGCAAACTATGTTAGATGTAGGTACTTTGTGTTCGGTTGCAAAGTTCTTTATAAGTTCAGCGACCTCAACAACTGATTTACCATTGAATTGATAAAACCTAACACGAAAGCCACTCCATATACCAATAACAGTACTGTCATTACCAAAACGTGCCACATCACAAGTAATATAAGAATCGCCAATAGAAACAAAAGTATTGGTAAAAGAATCAAGTATTTTATCATAGTCTATAAGTTGTGCAGGGTCATCTAAGTACTCCCAGTTACCAAATAAAAGCCTCTCCTTTGATACACTATCCAAAGTTAGTAAGTTCTCTTTGTAATGCTTAGAGATAAAAGGATTGTCATCTATTAAGGAAGTAATAAATCTTTTATTCTTAGATATTGTGCCTTCTTGCTCTGGCTTATAGAACTCCGAGTAAGTCCAGTTCTTTGCTGGGTTACAAGTGTAAAGAATCTTAGGCACTAAATCGTTCTGGTCCAGTTGAAACCTTATCCTTGATTTGATTATATTCCTAGCCTTGTCATCTACTTGATTAGCCTCATCAATAAAAGCATCGGTAATCTCTAGTGAACCTAATTCATCAAAGTTAGGGTCGGAAGGATAGGAGTAAAGGTCTTTAAGTAGGATAGTAGAACCATTAGGAAATTCTATGGTAGAAGATTGAGCATTAAATTTAAAATGCTTGTTGGCTTCTAATCCTTGCATTTTAGCTATTTGAAAGAAGGAGACTAAGGTAGTTTCTTTTAGGGTTTTTAACACGGCTCTCCCAATTAGTCCTCTTGTATTGGGATATTTTAATCGCATCTTTAATTGCCAATAACACCCCAAAGCTGTTTTTCCTCCGCCTCAACCTGCCCCGCCTCCAAAAAGAACCTCGTTTGTGCGAGTATCTTCAAGAAGGTCAAGGGCAGTAGTTTGTTTTATTGATAGTTCCATTATAGGCTTCCTGTTTTTTCAACGTAAGTTTTTTTCTCCTCCCAATTTACTTGCAGTCCTCCTGATAGTTCTATCTCGTTTGTTTGCTTGGCTCTGCCTTCTAATCTATCAAGTATCTCCTGATAAGCCTTCAAATCGCCTTTAAATGCCTTTTGCAGTACCATCATATCTAATTGCTCTGCCACAGTAAACTCCTCTTTCTCTCCTGTAATTGGATTGGTTTTTACTTGGACCAATTCTAATAATCTTAGTAATCTAGTCTTGCTATTAGGTATTCCTTTAGGTCTGCCATTAGGGTTTCTAATTTCCCCTTTTTGAGCAGGTATTAAATTTTGTTCGTTTGCCATTTTCTCTAATCTCTTTCTTAATTATTACAAAGTTACTCCACAATTAGGACAAGTCTTGCCACCTTTGGCATTATCCTTTGTTTCCTCTATGTCATTGTTAGCAAAAGCTGGTATATCTAAACCCCATTCATCTAGTTCTATAATGTTCCATTCATTGGCTAAAGAATCCCAGTCGTGTTCACCAAATGAGATGTTATCCTTGATAATAAATTCTTTCTTTTGTGCTTCGGTTAGATTATTAGCGTGAATCACAGGCACATCGGTTAACCCAGCTTCAAGACAAGCCTTTAATCTCATATTGCCACCTAAAACCATATTGTTCTCATCTATTACAATAGGTCTAAGTTCTAGCATTTGTGGAAAGTCCTGAATAGACTTTACAAGTTGCTTAAACTTATGGTCCTTAATTAATCTAGGATTGTTAGGATTAGATTTTATTTCTTGTATTAACATCTTCCTTGTTTTACATATTTCTTAGTAGGTTTGTCTTTAGGACCAGATGTCTTTTTGTACTTACCACATTTGCGTTTCCCAAAGCTGACTTTGTTATTACTACTTAATTTCGCCATACTTTTCGTTTATTTCGTTTAACTCTGTTCTAGTCCATTTCTTTATAAGTCTTGACTGACTTTCTAAGTGTAATACCATTCTTTCGCCTATCTTATCTATTAGGTTTTTTCGGTAGCCTATTAGGTGAAATTGGTCGAATCCATTACAAGCCTTGCACTCTCCGTTTACATTATACTCATCAAATCTTAAAGCTGAACTATTCTTGACAGGCACATAATGACCTGCATCCATTTGGGAGGTATCTTTAGTAGAGCCACACGATATGCAAGTAAAGTAACCATTTTGACTATCTCTTTGTCGTATATAACGATTAAAAATTGTTTGTGTTTTGCCTGTAAGTTTTGGAATGGTTTGTAATGCCATACCACAAAATTAGATTATTTCTTAATACGGAACGCTATTTGTCTATTTTGGTACTCAAATCTTTTCTTTTTGATTGGGTTAAGGCTTTCCTTTATTTGGTACTCATTAACTCCAGTTACTCTTTTTGCGTAGGCTACTGACTTAAACTCTATTTCCTCTTTTGTATCTATAAATATTAATCTTATTGGTTGTGCGTTCTCGTGTCCTTTTATCTTACTCATATAGTTCTTTAAGTTCAACATAAATCATAATAGTACAATAAACACATAGGAATACTGGTACTGATATAAAAAAGAATTTAATCAGTTGTAGTGTTTCTTTCATTTGTCTTTATTTAATGGTGCGTTTATCATCTCATAGATTATCCAAATCCAAAGGATAATCAGTACTAATAGTGTTTCTTTCATTTTGGTATTTTTTAGGTTTATTCATTTTTACTTTGCCTTTCTCAGTCATATAGATTCCTTTTATGGCTTCCTTAAATTGTTCCTTCTCTTGTTTGGTTATGTCTGGATGGTACTTAATCCTGATAAGTACATCTTCCATTGGTATATAATTCTCTATCATAGTTCGTTGTCGTAATAAAGTTTAAGTGAATATTTTTTGCATTGTTGTCTCATAGTTTCCTCATCGACTAACATATCCTCTGGCTTCTTAGCCTGTGCCAAATGATAGGCTTTTACTTTAGATTTTATGTACTCGGCCTTATCAGGGGTTATCTTTAGCAGCTTTCGTTTCCATAGATAATCAAAGCATTGATAGTTTAGGAATCGCCAGTCCTTCTTAGATGTTTTCCAATACTCGGCTTCTTCTCGCATTACTTGTTCTTCATCTACTTGCATCATTATTTGTTTAGGCTCTTCAATTGTTTTGTTTCTTACTTGAACGGCTATCTTCTTATAGGCATTCATTACCTCCCCAATTAACTTAGGAGAAAAGTTTATATGATTACCAATAGTAAACTTATCCTCTGCAAACATCTTAAATGCTACTCCAAGTTCCTTGAGTTTATATTGTCCGTAAGATTCTATTGTAAACGAAACGCATAGATTAAATATTTGATTTGTTGGTACTTGCATCCCACTCAAAGCAATACAGGTCTTTAAATGCTCTGTTACTTCTATCCTTGAGCATTTTCCAATGTGCATAGATTCCATTGCCTTATAAACCTTTAGTTCATCCTTATCCAAGATTTTTAAGTCGTTCCCATTCAAGTTCTGCGTAGCTAAGTTTTGTACTAATAGTTCGTTCAATAATTTCATCGTTGAAAGATTTGTTGTTTAGATAGGTTGTAGGATGTTTACGAAATTGTTTATCTGGAGTTGATTGAGCATATACTGATGCGTGTTGTAAAGCTAAAGCCTTTTCCTGTTGATTTAAAGTTTTCCAAGCCTTTTCTGCTTTATCCCTAGATTTCTTATAATCGTACATATCCCAAAATTCCTCAAATTGCTGATCTATTATATTTACTTTATTTACTTTCTTTTCATTTATTTCCTTTCCTTTTCTTTCCTTTATAGCATTGCCTTCGCATTGCGATTGCATTGCGTTCGCATTAGTCCATCTCTTATGTGCTGATTCTCTTGCCTTTACACTTTTAGAATCTCTTTCATCTATTCTTTTTTGCACTGATAAACTACCAAAATACTCTGCATCAAAAACAAATAAATCAAAATCATTTATTACACTTGTAACAATAGAAACATCTATTCTATAATCATAAGCAATGCCTTCGTAATCCGTTCGCAATGCGTTCGCATTATTGTATAAATCTTCAATGATGGACCAAAATAAACCATACCCTAGTAATCCGTGTTTCCTTATTAGAAACTTAATCTTTTCATCATTACGGCTATTGTAGTCGTGGGAGAAATAGAATGTATCTTTTGACATAAAATAAAAAGCCCCATTGAATCCCTACCAGTCGGATTGGTAGTTCATCGCAAGGGCAATAAGTTCTTAATGAGTATCCGACACTCGTTACAAATTTACTAAACATTTACTAAATCATCAAAACTTTGTATGGCTTTAAATATCTCATAAGCCACTTGTGGTACTATCGCATTTCCATATCCTTTGATAGATTCCTTTCTCCATTTAGAAAAGGTAGTAAAGTCCAATTCTCTGGGAATCCCATCATTTCCTCCACAAATTGTGGGTTGAGTTGGGAAGTTTGCCCATATTCCCTTTTCATTAATTTTGTTACTGACATTTGATTCTCTGTTTCTGATCCACTCATTTTCCCCCCCTCTGCTGCTAAAGGAGTTGGAAGTAATGACATTATTTGTGTCGCTAAATTTGGCATTGTTGTTCCGTTGGGATATTTTTCCATCCTCTTTTTGAATTTCTCTAAGTTCACAGGATCTTCCTTTGTAGTTGGAGTAAGCAACAAACCAGATTCTTTGCCTTTGGTGTGGTGCGTTGACACTTGCAGCTGGAATAAGAAACGGTTGAACTTCATAGCCTTCCCTTTCCAAGTCAAAGCACACCTCGTTGAATACCACCCCCCCCCCCCAACTAACAAGTCCACGAACATTCTCCCCAATAACCCATTTGGGTTTAATCTCCTTGATTGCTCTAAGCATCTCAGGAAAGAGGTGTCTTTCATCGGTTTTCCCTTTTCTAAGTCCAGCAGTTGAATATGGTTGGCAAGGGAATCCACCTGTAAGAACATCAATTTCCCCTGAGTGAATTGAGAAGTCTGTTTTGGTAATGTCATTGTAAGATTTTGAATTTGGGAAATGGTGGGCTAAAACTCTTTGACCAAATGGATTCCATTCGCAATGAAATATATTATCCCATCCTATCCATTCGGCTGCTAAGTCAAACCCACCAATTCCACTAAATAATGATCCGTGTGTCATTTAATTGAATATTGGGCAATCTGCTTCTTGTTCTCTAGCTTAATTGTTTTTGTTACAATATGCATTCCTTCGTTTCTTAAATCGTTTATTCGTGATGCTAATCTAAAGCATCCGAATTTAGTTAAGGCATCAAGAGTAGTTAGCTTTTTACCTTTGTTTAGGTAGTCTGCTATTTGTTTGTTTTGGCTCATAGTTTTTGTTTTTAGATAGTTAATTAAAACGGCTAGAAGGGAAGGTCATCTTCGCTTTCTTGTTGGTTTACTGGAGATGCATACTCCATTTTTGTTTCTGCTTTAGGCTTGTAATCATTAGGATAGATTTTGTAATCAGGTTCTTTTGATTCAGGCTTTTTGTATTGATTTAACCACATTGAGTAGCGTTTGTCCTCAATAGTAAATTCAATTACTTCTCCTTTTGATGTTGTTTTTTTCCAAGCACCATAGTTTTGTTTCTTTTCCATTTTTATTTGTTTTGTTTATTAATTAAATCTTCATCAATTTGATTTTCTGCATCTATATCCTTTTGTATTTCATCTTCATCTTCATCCTCCCAGTCGCAATGTTCTAAACATTCAGGACAAATACCTATTTCATCCATATCGGTTTCTGCTCCACAGCAAGTACTAATAGCCATATTAATTGTTTTTAGATTTAAAATAATTCATTTCCTCGTTCTTGATATCTAAAGCTAATCTCATTGCTGCATACAATGTTTTTAGTACAAAGTTTTCGCTTGACATAGATGTAGCTTCAATATCCTTGATTGATTTATTTAATTGACCTATCATTAAGTCAATGCTAGGAAATTCATTCATAGTTTTCGTATTGTTCAGTCCAAGTATCCATCCTTGAGAATGGCTTAGGCTGGGTTAATAATGGGGTTGATGGGTAATGTTTTGTCTTATATTCCTTTAGGTTTTGTCTTGCCTTTTTAAGTTCTTGGTAGGTTTCTTTTACCCAAAACTTATGACAGGAACTAGATTTCCATTCCCAATAAGAAACCAAGTCTCTTAATTTAATTAGTTTTTGGTCAATCATAATTTAGATTTTTTAGATGTAAATAATGCAGTTATCCCTTCATTCATTAAATCCTTATTTAAAGAATGCAGTTTAGATAATTCATTTAAGTTTTCGCACATATCAATAGCTAATGTTAAATCAAGTATTGACTTGTGTTTCTTAATAAATACGGACGCAGCTTTCTCTCCAGAGGCATCAGTATCTTTATCAGTTACTAAGCCAAGAGCAGCAGATAAAGCATATCTCCTGTAATATGTAATACCACTTCCAAAAGACTGGTACTCATTCATACCCCTAAGAGTAATTTGTGGGATTGTTGCATTTGATTCAATTGCTTCCCCACTAATAGTGTGAAATATAATTGTCTTTAATCCATCCTCAATAAGAAGCTGGGTAAATCCTAGATTGTGCTTCTTGAGTATCGGATTGATTACTTCAAGAATTGTAGGGAAGTCTGCATAGGTGTAATTATGCCCAGTCGTTCCCTTGTGTATTACAGGGCAGTCTTGCTGAAAAGCAGATAAAGCCTTGTAAATGTTGATAAGTGAGTTTGTTTGTAAGTTAATCATACTATTGGTTTTTGGTAAATAATAATTAAAAATAAGACTATTTTGTGAATAAGTCAAATTTATATTAATCTTTTTATTTCGTTTAATTCATCCTTTAAATCGGTATCGTAATGCAAGTCTAAAGTGTTTTGTATGGTCTTTAAAGAGTGGATAATCGTAGTATGGTCTCTGCCTACCATATCTGCAATTGCCTTCAATGTTAAAGTTGTGTTATTTTTTATACAATACATAGCTATAAATCTAGCCTTAACAAAATGCCTTTTACGGCT